AAAGAAGGTCGGCATTCGGCCTGACGTGGCCGCCGAATTCACTGAATCTAATGTGAAGGGGAAAAAGTATGCTCGACTCCCTGAAAAAATGGCTAAAGGCGGCGAGCCGAACCTTTCGATTGGCCGTGGTGAAAAGTTACCGGCGTCTCAAGGCGCGGGTTTTACGGCGAAAGGCCGCGCCAAGTACAACCGAGCCACCGGCTCAAACCTAAAGGCTCCTCAGCCCGAGGGCGGTCCACGGCGCGATTCATTTTGCGCTCGAATGGGCCCAGTAGCGCGGAAGTCTGATCGCGGGTCACGTGCACGGGCCTCAATGAAACGCTGGAACTGTCCAGGGTGGTGAACGAATGGCATACTCAGACACTTACGGTCAGGTTTATAGCGTTCAGACGCTGATTGATCATGCTGCTCGGCGGTGCGGAAAGTTAGCCGAAGAACTCACCAGTGAGCAGCTGGTCACAGCGCGAGAGTCGCTCGGGTTTGTTTTAACTAATTTGATAAATATCGGCATTCAGTACTGGGCTATCAGAAAGGAAGTCATCGGTCTCACCCCTGACAAGTACATTTACACGCTGCCCGTTGGGGCCAATGACGTGCTCAACGCGTTGTATCGCACTATGAACCGCCCCACGGGTAGTTATAGCACTTCGGCCGGAGGCACGGTATACTACGTGGCTGATGATGACGTCGACACCTACTGTCAGCAGACGAGCGCGAATGGTAATATTACGGTCGATTTTGGCACAGACAACCCGGTTTATGCGGGATCTATTGGTGTGCTACCCTATGTTTCTGGTGGTGGAAGTGCAACATGGACTTTCACCCTTCAGTATTCCACAGACGGCATCACTTATAACACGTTGGAAGACGTCGGAACGGTAGTTGTGACTGACAACCAATGGTTGTGGTATGACATTGACCCCGGTCAGACGGTTCGTTTTTACCGCATTCAGGCCTCAGGGGGTACAACTTTGGCGTTGCGTGAGTGGTACGTGGGTAACAACAGTCGCGAAATCACGATGTCGCGTCTGAATCGTGATGATTACACTAATTTACCTAACAAGAACTTCACCGCCAATCAACCTTATCAGTTCTGGTTCAACCGGACCATTCCACAACCTGAAATTTACCTTTGGCCTGCGCCTTCCGACCCGTTTGTGCAGATGACCGTGTGGTATTCTAAGCAGATCATGGATGTGGGTGATCTTTCAGACGAGTTACAAATCCCTCAGAGGTGGTACCTCGCCACGTTGGCTATGCTTAGCCATCAGTTGTCGCTCGAACTACCCGCAGTCCCCCTCGACCGCGTTCAGTATCTTGAAACGCAAGCCGAAAAGTATTTAAATCTAGCCGAGCAAGAAGAACGCGACCGTTCTCCTATTTACTTCGCGCCGAATATTTCGGTATACACCGCGTAACATGTCTATTTTCTTAGACACCACTGGGTATGCTTCGCTGGCGATTGCGATCTGTGATCGTTGCCGGATGAAGCGCCCTTATTCGGTGTTGATGAATGACCCGAACTTTGCAGGTCTGAGAGTTTGCAACGAAGGTTGTGCGGATCAAAAAGACCCTTACCGGCTTCCGGCGCGACAGACCGAGCGAATCAACTTGCGTTTTCCTCGACCTGATGTTTCAGTGGCTGCGATTCAAAATAATTTGGTGCTGAACGATCAACAGAGTATAATTCTATCAACAGAAGGCAACACCAATCTCATTGAGAATGATGGAAACCTTGACGGAATAGCGATCTCACCATAATGGCTAATCAGACGATCACCCAGCTTCCGACCGCTCAGCCGTTGACTGGCACTGAGCTTGTACCCATTGTTCAGAATGGGGGTACGGTCAAGACGACCACGGGCGCTATATCAGCCATTTCAGGCGGTGGTGGCGGCAGTGGCGTATCGGGCTATTCAGGATTCTCTGGCTTTTCTGGGTTCTCGGGCGATAACCCCGGCTCGAGCGGCTATTCGGGCCTGAGCGGCTATTCTGGATTGTCAGGCTACAGCGGCCTCTCAGGATACTCAGGATCGGGCATATCGGGCTTTTCTGGCTTCTCAGGCCTTGGTCTATCAGGTTACTCAGGGCAAAGCGGCTTTTCAGGCCTTTCAGGGTTCTCTGGACTCTCAGGATTCTCTGGCCTTTCAGGTTATTCAGGGTCTGGTGTCTCAGGCTACTCAGGCTCTGGCATTTCTGGTTACTCGGGATTCTCAGGCCTTGGTTTATCAGGGTTTTCAGGACTCTCTGGGTTTTCTGGCGGCTCAGGATTTTCCGGCCTTTCGGGATTCTCTGGTCTCTCAGGCTTTTCTGGCGCCGGCTCTGCGATTACCGTATCTGATGAAGGTATCCCGCTCACAACCAACGTCCAGTCATTTGACTTTGTAGGCGCTGGAGTAACGGCCACAGCCGTGGGCAACGCTGTAACGGTCACTATTTCTGGCGGCGGTGGCGGCGGAACCTCAGGTTACTCAGGATTCTCTGGTTACAGCGGTTTTTCTGGCATCAGTGGTTTCTCAGGTATCAGCGGATTCTCCGGAATCAGTGGGTTCTCTGGAGCCAGTGGCTTTTCTGGAATCAGTGGATTTTCTGGAATCAGCGGCTTTTCGGGCATCGGCACCTCAGGCTTCTCAGGATTTTCTGGCGCATCAGGCTTCTCAGGGATCTCTGGCTTTTCTGGTCTTAGTGGCTTCTCAGGACTCAGTGGGTTTTCAGGTCTGAGTGGTTTTTCTGGATTCTCTGGAATCTCTGGGTTTTCTGGTGCCGGAACATCAGGTTTCAGTGGCTTCTCAGGTTTGAGTGGATTCTCAGGATTAAGCGGATTCTCTGGACTCAGCGGCTTTTCAGGTGTTTCTGGCTTCTCAGGGGTATCGGGATACTCAGGTGCTGGAACTAATATCTCGGTATCAGACGAAGGGTCTCTCTTAACGTCTGGCGTTACGAGCTTTGACTTTGTTGGCTCAGGTGTGACCGCGTCTGCTGTAGGAACGGCTGTGACCGTGACGATTAGTGGCGGTGGCGGCGGTGGCGGTACGGGTTACTCCACTTACACTTATACAGGCGACGGAACGACTACGAGTTTTGCCGGTGCCTCTGGCATGACGGTTAACAATGTTCTTGTCATTGAGAACGGTGTTACGCAAGTACCGACGACTGATTACACCATATCCAGTACGAACGTTGTCTTTACGACTGCACCAGCAAACGGTGTGGCTATTCAGATACGAGTTCTTGGTGGCGGTGGTGGCACGGGCGTTATTGCTGAGAATCAACAGACCATTTCCAGCAATTACTCGGTAACGGCAGCTTATAACGGCTCAAGCGTCGGCCCTGTCACGATCAATACAGGTGTTGCGGTGACTGTTGGCACAGATCAGCGTTGGTTAATTTTTGGCTAGGAAATAAACATGAGTAACTTAAAAGTTCAAGGCAATGCGTCTGGTGCAGGCACACAAACCTTGCAAAGCGCAAATACATCAAGCAGTGTCACAGCGACACTTCCTGATTTGTCTAGCAACTTTTCACTAGGGTTCTTAAATGTCCCGGTGAGTTCGACAACGACGACGCTGGTTGTAGCTGACGTTGGCAAAGTTGTCTCACTGTCTGCTGGGATCACAATTCCTGACGCGACTTTTTCAGCCGGTGATGCCATTTCTCTTTACAACAACACCAGCGGCAACTTAACGATTACCTGCTCGATCACCACGGCTTATATCGCTGGCACTGATAGCGACAAGGCAACGATGACGTTAGCTACAAGAGGTGTGGCGACTATTTTGTTTATTAGCGGAACGGTTTGTGTTGTTACCGGAAGCGTGTCATGACAGGCATTATTAATATGTTGTTGGGTGGTGCTGCTAAGAAATTCACCATCATCCAAACCTTCACAGCGACACAAGACTGGACTTGCCCTGCTGGGGTGACTGAGGTTGATTATCTTGTAGTCGGTGGCGGTGGAGGAGCAGGCTTTGGTGCGGGTGGTGGAGGTGGCGCTGGCGGGTATAGAACTGGTACTGCTTTAAGCGTCACTCCTACAAGCACCTACACCATCACAGTTGGTAGTGGCGGCGCTGGTGGCGCTTCTAATCCCTCGGCTGGCACTAGTGGTGGAAATTCAATATTTAGCACTATTACTTCTAATGGTGGCGGCGGGGGCGGTACTAATGCAGGTAGT